TCAGTCCCGCAGGATCGACAGCAGGCGCAGGACCTCCATGTAGATCCACACGAGCGTCACGGTCAGAGCGAACGCCGACCGCCACGCCTCCTTCTCCGGGACGCCCTGGGCGGCCAGTTGCTCGATCTCGTTGAAGTCGAGGGACAGGAAGAACGCACCGATGAGGATGCCGAGGATGCCCATCACGATGCCGAGCGGTCCGCTGCGCAGGCCGAGGCCGTCGCCGCCGGCGATCAGGATCGCGAGACCGTTGACGAGCGAGAGCAGCACGAAGCCGATGGCGATCGCCATGCCGATCCGCGCGTAGCGGCTCGTCACCTTGATCCAGCCGGACTTGTACGCGACCAGCACACCGACGAACACGGAGGCCGTGCCGAGCACGGCCTGAACCACGATGCCGCTGTACTGCTGCTCGAACGCGTGGCTGATCGCGCCCAGGAAGACACCCTCGAGCGCGGCGTAGGTCAGCACCAGGGCCGGGCTGATCTCCCGCTTGAAGGTCAGGACCATCGCGACGACGAACGCCGCCAACGCGGCGCCGACCGCCCAGCCGAAGTTCTCGAACGGCAGGAAGGCCCACGACAGTGCACCGGCGACGACGACCGTCAACAGCGTCATCGCGGTACGCGCGACCACGTCGTCGATCGTCATCCGGCCGGTCTGGAGCGGACCGGCGGACTGCGCCCGGTACATCTCCTGAAGCTGCTCGGGGGTCATCGGTTGCATCGGCGGCTGCTGCGGCCCACCGAACGGGGCGCCCTGCGGCCCGGGCTGCGGCGCTCCGTAGCCGGCCTGCTGCTGCCGGCCGGTCTCGAACGCCCCCCGCCGCGTGAGCACCGGGTTGCTGCTCCTCATGTCATCTCCTCCATGCCCCCGGGTGGGGGTCGTGGCTTAAGAGAGTAATCCCCGAGTAAAGCTCCCGGGGGCTCCATCCTTCCCCCTCAACGTCCTCGGACACGCGATTTGTGCCCGTGGTCACTGTCCGGTCATAAAAAGTCGGATGGAATCCATCGCGAAGCCGATCGCTGTAGGCGCGGGAGCACCCGGCGCTGTTCGCGTGCGTGGGTGGCCCGCGGGCCCGGGAAATCATCCGGTTGGTGGTCCAGACCACCGAGGCCCGCCGTCGCGAGTTCGCAACGATACGGCGTTCTTGCAGGTCAGAGCCATGATCATCTGGTCCCCGGAGCGGGACTCGAACCCGTTCCGAGCGATCTTGTGACCTGCGGTTTTAGCGTTTATGCAGGTCAACGAGCAGGCATCGATGCCAATCAGGGGCGGATGGATCGGTACTGGCCGGTGATCGTGTTGACAGAATCAACGCCACCGATCTTGGTCCTGATCTACGCTGCGTCACATGGCGAGCATTCGAGAGCGGGTCCGGGCGGACGGCGGCATCACCTACACCGTGCTGTGGCGCGAGGACGGCAAGCAGCCCTCGGAGTCATTCGACGACCCGGTCCAGGCCGAGGCGTTCAAGCTGCTGGTCGAGGCGAACGGCGGCCGGGCACCAGCCGGGTGGATCCGCGGGCACGGGTTCGTCGACCCGTCCACGGCGGCGGTTGTCGCCGATGCACCGATCACATTTCGAGACTGGGCGCGTCGGGTGATCAACAGCCGGACGGGAGTGGAATCGCGTACCCGTTCGGACTACCTGCGTGACGCCGAACGATGGCTGTTCCCGACGTTCGGCGAGGCGAACGTGAGGGTCAACGACACCATTGACACCGAGGCCGTGCGCCTGTGGCTGGTCCGCATGGAGTCGGCGACCTACGTCAAAGGGAAGAATCCCGACGGGACCCCGCGGATCAAAACCGTCAGCCCTAAAACCGTCCGCAACGTCCACGGTCTGTTGTCCTCGATCCTCCAGGCCGCCGTCGACCACGACCCGCAGATCCGCACCCGCAACCCGTGCGTCGGCATAACCCTGCCCCGGGTTGACGACGAGATCGAGGATGAGGCGACGTTTCTGACGCCGGACGAGGTGGCGTTGTTCATCTCCTGTTTCAACCGGCGGACGGACCAGCTCGCGTCAACAATCGCGTACGGAACGGGGGTTCGATATGGAGAACTCACCGCACTGCAACCCCAGGACCGCGTCAAGTTGGGCCATCGTCCGGCCGTGCGTATCCAGCGGGCATGGAAACGCCGCGACGACGGCACCTATTACATGGGCGCCCCGAAGTCCAAGCGCAGCCGCCGAACCCTCACCGTCACCTCGACCGTTGACGACGCTCTGGACGAGCTCTCCGACATGGCGGCGGGCAGGCAGGGAGATCCGATCGGGAAACGGCGGCGCCTACTCCTGGTGGATACCGCTGGCAACAGGTTGCACTACTCGTCGTTCGGCGACCGTTGGGATCGGGCCCTTCAGCAAGCTCTGCGCGAGGGGCTGGACAAGGAGCCGACGCCGCACGACTTGCGGCACTCGCACGCCGCGGCGCTCATCTCTGCTGGCACACCGCTGCCTGCGATCCAGCGTCGCCTCGGCCACGAGTCCATCCAGACCACCGTCGACACCTACGGGCACCTGCTGCCCGATATCGATGACGTGATGCTCGCGGCCGTTGAGGCGACCCTGACAGGGATTGGAACCCCGCAACTGCGGCTGTTCGCCGCCTAGTCCTGCTTGGTGGCGCCGTTCCTCAACTCGTTGACTGCTTCGATGACCGCTGTTCGGATCGCGTCGGTGATGGCGGTGCCGAGTGCCGCCGCCAACTCCGGCCGGATGTCTGCTTGGGGGACGATCCATACGTCAGTGTCCGGAAGTTGGACCGGTGTGACGTAGATGCCCGGCTCCAGCGGTTCGCGCTGGAGTCGGACGGGATTGGTGACCAAGCTCCCCCTCCTCATTTCTTCGAGGCTCGACCAAACTCCCTGGTCGAACGCTCGTGCGAACGCCCGTGAGGTTGGATCACCATACGTCAGCGTGCTTCAGGACACACCGAGGATACGAGGAAAGATCATTTATGTGATTGACCAGTTACGGACCGTTCGACTCATCCACCCCATCCGCCTCCGCCTTCACTCGTTCGATTGCTTCACGAGTCAACTGCGCCCCCTCTATTGAGACATCGGCGTGGTGGTACACCTGCTGGCCTTCAATGTCGGATGTTCGGATCCATTGCCTAATCGCGGCATCCTCGACCACGGCCCTGGCGATACCCAGACCGGCCGCGATCGCGGAGATCAACTCCGGTGTCGGCTGAGGAGACTTGCCTTGGATGATGTTGCCGATCAGGGATTTGCTGGGCGAGTAACCCGACTCTGGGTCCACGGCGCGCTCGGCGAACTCTCGCACGGTCCATCGCTTCCCCGGCCCCACCGACGCGGCGACGAGATCATTGAAGGGCTGGCTTGTTCTGGCCGGCATGTCTTGTCCTTTGTCCACGCCCGATGCCGTGTGCTGGCGGCACTGTCGGGCCTCATTGTCCACGTCCGGGGACGCGGACGTGCATGATGGTCGGACCTTTGACTGAATCTAGGCGCGCGCGGCTTGTCCACGATCCTGGACAGAGGGGGGCTGATGTGCTTGACTCTCGTTGTCCACAATCATGGACAGCAATCCGGAGGTTCGCTGTGCCCCCCGAGCAGTATCGGATCGTTGACGGCGATCTGCTGCACAGGCTCATGCGCCGCCCCCCGAGCGGCGCCCGCCTCACCATCCGAGACCTGGCAAACCTGCTGGGCCTCTCCAAGAGCAAGGTCAGCGGGATGATTACCGGCTCCCGGCCGGTCGTCACGGCCGCGACGGCGGAGCGGACTTGTACCGTGCTCGGCGTCCACCGCGCCGCTCTTTTTTTGCCCATCTTGTCCACGTCCCTGGACGTGGACGGCTATTCAGAGAGGAGTGTCCGCCATGACGCTGGCCGAGGCCGTCGAGCTGGCTGAGACCCGGCGCGCGAGTTCGCTCGGCGTCCGTCCCCTGTCCTACGACTACGCCGGTGCCGCCGCCGAACTGAACTGCTACGAGAGCTGGTTGCGGGACAACATCGGGCGCCTGCCGCACTCCAAGCTCGGCCAGTCGGTCGCGTTCACAACCGAACACCTGGCAACGATCTTGCGGATGTTCGAGGTCGTGCCCCACGTCTCGCCAATCCCGTTGACGGCGGCGGCCGGGCTGGACATCGCACCACGCCGGGCTCGCTCGCAGACACCGATCCCCGACTTGAAGCCGCGCGGCGGTCGCCGCCGCGCGAGTGCCTGACCCCATGGGTAGGGCCGTCCGCCGACGACCGGCTGCATCCGGTCTCGCCAGCGGCGCGGCCCCTGCCCGCCACACACACCACAGAGGAGTGGCGAACGTGAACCACAGTATCGAGACGAACAAGCGGCCCGACGACCTCGCCCAGGTACGCGCCGCCAGCATCATGCTGTCGCTGGTCTCCCGGCACGCCGACCTGCCCGCGCTGACGTGGTCGGTCGACCCGGCCGGGCACGTGGTCGGCACCCGCACCGCCGGGCCGGACGCCGACGTCGCCGAGGACCTGGGGGCGTGGGCGGGCGCGCTCGACGTGGCAGTGACGGCGACGCCGCACCGGTGCGACGGCCGCATCGTCTACCGGGCGCGGGTCGACCTGTCCGGCACCGGCCGGCCCGACCCGGGCGCCGGCCCGACGCCGGTCACCATCACCGGTGTCGGCGTGCTGGCCCGTCCGGCGCCGGGCTGCACCGCCGAGTACGGCGGCCCCGGCTACACCCGGTGTGAGCTCGCCGCCGGTCATGACGGGCGGCACCATGCCCCGCTCGGCAGCATGCGTACCGCCACGTGGGACACGGACACCGCCGAGGTGCTGCCGGTCGGCACGCAACCGGCGGACCCGTGCAATCCGGCGGACGACGCGCCGCGGCCGCACCCGGGCTGGCGGCGGGTCGCCGGCGACCGGTGGGAGCGCGACGCGATCGGGACCGTGTGGGCGGTCGAGGTGCTGGACGAAACCGAGGTCGACCCGATCAGCGACCCGGGTGGCGGCGCCTACCTCACCGGCCCCGGCGAGTGGTCGAGCGGCCGGCGGGTTGCGGTGGTCAGCCTGGCCGCCGGGCTGTTGGCGGCCGACCGCGCCATCGGCGAATGGGCCGTGGCCGAGGCCGTTGCGATCGGCGAGGACGCCGCGTCCGACGAGGAGGGTCGGGCCACGATCCGCGAGGACGACCCGGACGAGGGCCGGGACCTCGACGACGAGTACGACGACGGTGACGCCTGATGGCCGCGCGCAAGACCGCGAAGCAGTGGAACGAGGGCATGACCGGCGTCAGCCGGCCGGCCGCCGGGTCGCCGGTGGTCGAACGGTGCACGGTCGACGGCTGCGGCCAGGCCGCGACCGCCGGCCGGTCGCCCCGCGGCTGGGTCCGCACCGCCGTGTCCGAGTCGACCGAGCCCGCCCGCGTGTGGTGCTGCGGCCGGTGCGCGGCGGTCGGCATCGCCCTCGCCGAACTGCGGATGGTGCGGCCGTGACCGGCCCGGAGCACTACCGCGAGGCCGAGCGCCTGCTGAGGCTGGCGCACCACAACAGCTACGGCGACGGCAACGACGCGGCGCGCGCCACCGCACTCGCCGCCGAGGCCCAGGCGCACGCGACGCTCGCGCTCGCCGCCGCGCTGGCCCACGCCAACGGCGAGGTTCCCGCGTGACCGCGCCCACCGCCGCCGCCCTCACCGCGGGGGCGGCGGCCCCGCCCCGAACCGCCCTCGCGTGGGGCCTGGTTCACCGCGCCGACGTCGCCGCCGACGGCCGGATCACCGGCTCGATCGCCCGGCCGACCCGGCACGGATCGCCCGCCCACGCCGAGCGGCACTACGCGATCCAGTCCGTCGAGATCGCCCGCGCCGAGGACCAGGCCGCCGGGCGCGACCCGTCGGTGTGGCTCCTGGCCTGGCACGACGGCGACCGCTGGCACACCACCGACAACATCCCGGGAGACACCCGATGAAGCCCATGTCCGCCAGCCGCCTCGCGGTCATCCGCGGGATGAAGTTCACCGAGCGCGACCGCCACGTTTTCGGTGTCTTCCACGACGCCGTCGAGCACGGCCTGTTCGTCCAGGCCGTCGGGCACCACAACGCCCGCATCGAGGTGCTGGCCGAGGTCGACCGGCTCGCTGCACAGATCGCTGCCGTCGTCGTGCTGCACGAGTGGGACGAGGCGTTCGGTGTCCGGTTCTGCCGGCACTGCTCGCGGCCCGCCGTCACCGTGCCGTGGCCGTGCCCGACCGTCGGCCTGGTCCTCGACGCCGAACAGGCCGACCACCACGTACACACCACCCGCACCCAGGCCACCGCCGAGGAGAGCGACCGATGACGTTCACGTTCCAGCCCGCGACCCGCGAGCAGGCCAAGGCCCGTATCGCCCTGGCCGGCCCGCCCGGATCGGGCAAGACCTTCACCGGCTTGACGCTGCTGTCCGAGATGACCGACCGCATCGCGGTCATCGACACCGAGCGCGGCTCGGCCAGCAAGTACGCCGGGGGCGCTGCTGGCTTCGAGTTCGACGTCTTGCAGCTCTCGACGTTCGACCCGCGCGACCTGCCCAAGGCCCTGGCTGCCGCCGCTGCGGCCGGCTACGGCGGCGTGATGGTCGACTCCTTGAGCCACTTCTGGTCCGGCTCCGGCGGCATGCTCGAACTGGTCGACGCGATGGGCAAGCGCGCCGGGTCGGGCGGCGGGTTCGGCGGCTGGAAGGACGCCAGGCCGTTCGAGCGCGCCATGATCGATGCCCTGCTGGCGTACCCCGGTCACGTGCTGGTGACCATGCGGACCAAGGTCGAGTGGCTGATCACCGAGGACGAGCGCAACCGGAAGAAGATCACCAAGGTCGGTACGAAGGCCGAGCAGCGCGAGGGCATCGAGTACGAGTTCGACATCGTCGGCGACCTCGACCAGGAGAACACGCTGGTCGTCAGCAAGAGCCGCTGCCCGGCGCTGTCCGGGCGCGTGGTCAACCGGCCGGGGGCGGACATCGCGACCGACATCCTGGGCTGGTTGAACGACGGTGTCGAGGTCGTCGACCCGGCGACGTACCTGGATCGGGCGGTGGCCGCCGACGCCACGTGGGACGGTCTGCGCGAGCTGCATGCCGAGGTGACCCGCCGTCAGCTCGTCGGGTCGGCGGTGCTGCACCCGGTGACCGGTGTGCCGACGACGCTCGGCGCGGTGATCGTCGAGCGCGGGCACCAGGTTCGCGCGGCGGCGGCAGAGGCGCCCTCCTCCCCGCCGCCGGCGGCCGACTCGGTGCGGCAGCCGGAGCGCGAGCAGCACACCGAGGCGGCGCCGGAGCGCGCGCCCGAGCAGGCCGCCGCCGGAGCGCCGCCCGTCGACCCGTTGCCTGGCCTGCTCGGCGAGATCCGTGCCGGGTGGACCGACCGCGTCGCCCTGGCCGCGTGCCGGCAGACGGCGACCGATCAGGGCCTGCTCGAACGGCCGGTGCCGACGAAGGACGGCGGGTCGATCCCGCTGTTCCGAATGATCGACGACCAGTTGACCGGTCTCGCGGGTACCCGCCCGCAGCCGGTGCAGCAAGCGGCGTCGCCCGCCGCCGCCCAGGTGCCGCCGCCGGGCGAGTGGGGGCAGGCCGAGCCGCAGCGCGCGAGCGCCGGCCAGACCCGGGCCATCGCCACCGTGATGAACGCCGTGGGCGTGCAGAGCAGCGAGCGTGCCCGGCGGTTGGCGATCGTCTCGGGCATCGTCGGCCGCCAGGTCCTCACGATGAAGGACCTGACCGTGCCGGAGGCGGGCCGCGTGCTCGACGCGCTGAACCTGGTGCAGCAGATGCCGACCGACGGGGGCGCGGCCGAGCTGGGCCGGTACGCAGACGCGGCGGCGACGTCGCGGGCGGCGTGACCGCGACCGTGGTGGTGGCGGGTCGGGGCACCTATGCCCCGGCCCGCCCGGCTCCCACCACTGCCGACGGCGGCGCGCACCGGATCGCCGCTCCGCCCGCCGAAACCGCCGAGCACTGCCCGACCTGCCGGGGCACGGCCCGGCTCGGCATCCACACCCGCGGCGGCTGGCGCTGCTGGACCTGCCGGGAGGTGCACCCGTGGCGCTGACCCTGATCATCCTGGTTGCCCTCGCCTGCGCCGTCGTCGCCTGGTTCGTGGCCGACGGGTTCGTCCGCCGCCAGGACGCCCGGGTCCTGGCCGCCATGGTCGTCGATCCGCTGGTCGACCACATGCCGCGCGAGTCGTGCTGGATGTGCGACCCGGCGGCGGACCGCTACGACGGGCGCGCCTGCCCGACCTGCCACCTCCTCAACGAGGTGACGCCCGACCGACCCATTCCGTTCTCGCTGACCGAGGAGCCGCCGCCGTGGCACTGATCATCCACCGCTGCACGTGCGGACACACCCCGACCCGTCACCCGGCGGACGGCGCCTGTCGGGACAGCCTGCGCGCCTGCCGCTGCACGACGTACAAGCCGGTCGAGCAGCCCGAACTGCTGCCCACCTGGACCATGTTCGGCGTCCCGATCCCCGAGATCACCCCGCCGGGCGAGCGGTCCGACCACCGCGCCACGTGCGCGTGTGCCGCCTGCCAGGCCCTGTACGCCGAACTCGCCGGCGGCACGTCGTGACCGTCGCCGCCGTCGACACCGCCCCGGGCCTCGCACCCGGGGCGGTGCGTCCCGCCCGCACCTGCACCTGGGGCACGCCGACCGGACCGTGCGGCGCTGACGCGCAGCCGTACATGGACGGCTACCGCTGCCGCGACCACTCGCCCGTCGCCCGCCTCGCCCGAACCGCCGCCGCCAAGGAGGCGACCCGCATGGACCCCACACCCGAGCAGGCCGAGGTGATCGCCGCCTACGGCGACGGCGTCGACCTCACCGTGCAGGCCGGTGCGGGCTGCGGGAAGTCGACGACTTTGAAGGAGGTGGCCCGGTCCGATCCGCGGGCGCGGATGCTGTACATCGCGTACAACAAGCCGATTGCCCTGGACGCCGCGAAGTCGTTCCCGTCGAACGCCACTTGCAAGACCGGGCACAGCCTGGCCTACGACGCCCGACACCAGGTCCGGCTCAGCATCCCGTACCAGACCGCGCACGTCGCCGCCCAGGCGCTCGGCGTCCGCGAGATCCTGGCCCGCGACCTCGGCGAGGACGGCCGCAGCACCCAGGCCGTGATGGCCGACGACGCCCGCGTCGTCGCGATGACGAGCAAGAAGGTCATGCGGTTCGCGCTGGACGCCGTTCGGCGCTGGTGCTACTCGGCGGATCCGGAGATGACGGCCGCGCACATCCCGCGTGTGGACAACCTGACCCGGCCGGACACCCGGGAGGCAATCGCCCGCCTGGTCCTGCCCGTTGCCCGCGCGGCCTGGGCCGACCTGATGCAGTCCGATGGTGTGCTGCGGATGGAGCACGACCACTACATGAAGGCGTGGGCGCTCGGCCGCCCCAGGCTGGCGGCGGACGTCGTACTGCTCGACGAAGCCCAGGACACGAACGACGTCCTCACGGCGGTGTTGCTCGACCAGGACCACGCGCAGCGCATCGCGGTCGGCGACAGCGCGCAGGCCATCTACGCATGGCGCGGCGCGAACGACGCCCTCGCGAAGTTCCCCGGCGACACGCTCACGCTGTCCCAGAGCTTCCGCTTCGGCGTCGCGGTCGCCGAGCAGGCGAACGTGTGGCTCAACCTGATCTCCGCACCGTTGCGGCTGATCGGACATGAGCCGACGGCCTCGGTCGTGGGCCCGGTCGACCAGGCCGACGCGATCCTGTGCCGCACGAACGCGGGTGCGGTCGGCGTCGTGATCGAGGCCCTGGCCGCCGGGCGGAAGGTCGCCCTGGTCGGCGGCGGCGGGGCGATCAAGAGCCTGGCGTACGCCGCCCTTGACCTACTCGACGGCAAGCCGACCGACCACCCCGACCTCATGGGCTTCACCAACTGGGCCCAACTCCAGGAGTACGCGGCCGAGGAGGCCGGGTCGCTTCGCGTCCTGGTGAAGCTGATCGACGACTTCGGCGCGGAAGCGATGATCTCCGCCGCCGAAGCGCTCGTGACCGAGCAGCGCGCCGACCTGGTCGTGTCGACGGCGCACAAGGCGAAGGGCCGGGAGTGGTCCCGCGTGACGTTGCACGGCGACTTCACCCCGCCGCGGCCGGACCCGTCGACCGGGCTGCGGCTGTTGCGCCGCGAGTACGCCCGCCTCGCGTACGTCTCGGTTACCCGGGCCCGGCACGCGCTCGACTGCGCGGTCCTCGACTGGGTGCACGACGGGTCGATCGTCATCACCGACTAGACCCCGTGGCCGGCGGCGACCCGACCCACCGGCCACGGATCCAAAAAGTTCGCTCTCACGCGCGAAAAACGGGCCTCCCACGACATAGACGCAGTGAAGGGGTCGTTACCGCGTCCCGAAGCACAACCCGAAAGGCCGCCCGTGCCAGGCAGGTTCGAGTTCGAGCGAGCGATCCGACGCAGCGGTCTCCCTCCGCTGTCGCGGCTGCTCGCGCTGACTCTCGCCACGTGGGCCGACGTCGACACCGGCGTGATCCCGGACGAACACCAGCCCGCGCAGTCGGTACTCCTGGCTGCCACCGGCATGGCGAAGTCGTCGTTCCTGACCTACCGAGGCCACCTGGTTGCTGCCGGGTGGATCTCGTATACGTCGCCGTCCATCGCCGATGCCCGGCAGAACCACGCGCAGTGCACCTACCGCATCCACATCCCGGCTGGGTCGTCAGACGACCTAGCTATTACCGGCAAATCACCGCACATGGGGGCTGGGTCGGGAGACGACCTAGGTCGTGAGACGACCCAGGCTGGGTCGGGAGACGACCTAGCCCAACCCGGCGAACCTGGACAGACGGGGGCTGGGTCGCCTGACGACCTAGGTCGTGAGACGACCACAAGAGTCCCTGGAAGAAGTAGTAACCCCTCTCTTCCCTCCAGCAGGCCCGACGTCGAGCAGGTGTGCCAGCACCTGGCCGACCGCATCGAACAGAACGGCAGCCGTCGACCCCGCATCACCAAGAAGTGGCGCGACGAGGCACGCCGCCTCATCGACATCGACGGCCGCTCGGTCGAGCGCATCATCCGCGCCATCGACTGGTGCCAGGCCGATTCGTTCTGGCGGTCGAACGTCATGTCGATGCCGGCGTTGCGCAAGCAGTACGACCGCCTGGTCCTCAAGGCCACCGAGCAGCGAGACCGCGCGGCAGCCGAGGCCGCCCGCGCCGCCGCCCGCCAACCGGCACACCAGACCTACGCCGACAACGGAGTGTTCTGATGATCGACGTCACCGACGTCCACGACTTCACGCCCGACGGCGGCGACGACGCCACCGGGCGCATGCAGCCCCACGACCTCGCGACCGAACAGGCGATGCTCGGCGCGTGCATGATCCACCGCACCGCCGCCCGAGACGTCCTCCGCGCTGTTGCCCGCGGCGACTTCTACCGCGACGCACACGGCGACATCCTTGCCGCGATCGCCAGCCTGGTGGACCGCGGCGACCCGGTGGACATGCTCACCGTCACCGCCGAACTCCAGGCCCGCGGCGACCTTGCCCGGGTCGGCGGCGCGCCGTACATCCACACCCTGGCCGCCGCGCCGCCCCCGCACGTCAACGTCGACTGGTACATCCGGCGGGTGCGCTCCCTCGCGCTGCGGCGGGCCGTCATCGCGGCCGGCGTCGACATCGCCCAGCGCGGCTACGGCACGGCGGGCGATCCCGCAGACGTCGCCGAAGAGGCGGTCACCCTCACCCGCGCGGTTCGTGACCGAGGCCGGGCGAGCGAGGACGCCCCGACCATGGACATGCACGACTTCCTGTCGGTCGCCGACGACGAGCCGGACTGGGTGCTGCCCGGCTACCTGGAGCGAGGCGACCGCGTCATCTGGACCGCCTCCGAAGGCGGGGGCAAGAGCGTGCTGCTGCGGCAGCTCGCCGTCACAGCGGCGGCCGGCGTTCTGCCGTTCGGCCGGGAACCCAACATCCTGGGGCCGAAGAAGGTCCTCGTGTTGGACTGCGAGAACAGCGAAGCCCAGTCCCGCCGGCGCTACCGCAGTCTGATGAACACCGCCTCGGCCATCCACCAGCCCGTGAAACGCGGCCAGTTGCACATCCACTGCCGGCCCGAGGGCGTCGACCTGACCCGCGCCGACGGCCGGGCCTGGCTGATGCGGCGCGTCGAGGACGTCATGCCCGACGTGCTCGTCATCGGCCCGATCTACCAGCTCCACGCGGGCGACCCGAACTCGGAGGAGCACGCGCGCAAGGTGACGATCGCGTTGACCGAGGCCCGCGTCACGGCCGGCTGTGCGCTCGTCATGGAGGCGCACGCCGCCAAGGCCACAGGGTTCGGGCCGCGGGGCCTGGCCCCGGTCGGCAGCTCGCTCTGGCTGCGGTGGCCCGAGTTCGGCATGGGCCTGCGACCGGTCGAAGACGCCACCTCGGCCGAGAACGACCGCGCCCGCCGGGTCGTGCCCTGGCGCGGCGCCCGCGACGAGCGGCTGTGGCCGCGGTTCCTGCGCGGCGGCTGGACCAGCGAGGGCGAATGGCCCTGGACCCCGTACACCCCCATCGACGCGGACCACCACGGGCGGTCCGAGACCGGAGCACTGTCGTGACCGACCGCATCGCACCCAACCCGCCGAGCCCGTACGCCACCGCCGACCCCGAGTACCGACACATGGTGTACGAGTTCCTCGGTATCTCGCCCGCCGACGGCTGCCTCACCCCCACCTTGTGCGACGAACTCGCCGTCGTGCCCGACGAGCCGCTCCGCTACAGCGACGAAACCAGGGTCCTGCCCGACGGCATGTGTCCGCGGTGCGCCGCCGTTGCCCGGGGCAACGGCATCGGCCCCGACACCCGACCCCGCACCGAGTGCACCCAGTGCGGCCACACGACCCCGTACGGCCAGCTGTGCGCGCTCTGCCGCCAGGACGCGCACGACGCCGCCCGCACCACCACCTGACCACCCGCACCACCAGGAGGACACAGCACATGGCCGGAGAGACCACCATCACGATCGTCGGGAACCTGACCGCCGATCCCGAGCTGCGGTTCACGCAGAGCGGCGCCGCCGTCGTGAACTTCACCATCGCCAGCACACCGCGCACGTTCGACCGCGAGACCAACGAGTGGAAGGACGGCGACGCCCTGTTCATGCGCTGCTCAGGCTGGAAGCAACTCGCCGAGAACGTCGCCGAGTCGCTGTCCCGAGGCATGGGCGTCATCGCCCAGGGCCGGCTCAAGCAGCGGTCCTACGAGAAGGACGGCCAGAAGCGCACCGTCGTCGAGCTGGAGGTCGACGAGATCGGCCCGACCCTGAAGTGGGCGACCGCCAAGGTCACCAAGGCGAGCCGCAGCAGCGGCCAGGGCGGCGGCGCGCGGCAGCAGGGCGGCGGCTACGGCCAGCAGGCCCAGCAGCGCGGCGGACCGCCCGCCGACGACCCCTGGGCGGTCCCCTCCGGCGGACAGCAGCAGGGCGGCGGCTGGGGACCCCCGTCCGGCGGCGGCTCGAACGAACCCCCCTTCTAGGCCGACCCGCCGGGCGCCCACCACCGGGCGCCCGGCCCCACCCCGGAGGACACCCATGGGCAGCACGCCCTACCGCATCCTCACCACCGGCTCACGCCACTGGACCGACGCCACCGCCATCAAGGCCGCCATCACCGACACCCTCACCGAGTACGGCCCGGACGCGACCGTCGTGCACGGTGCCGCGCCCGGCGCCGACACCCTCGTCGACCAGGTCGCACGCTCCCTCGGCCTGCCCACCGAACGCCACCCCGCCCAATGGCGCGCACGCGGCCGATCCGCCGGCCCCATCCGCAACCAACAGATGGTCGACCTCGGCGCGGTGGTCTGCCTGGCGTTCCCCCTCGCCGGCTCGTTCGGCACCGCCGACTGCATGCGCCGTGCCACCGCCGCCGGAATCCCGGTCCGCGTCGCACACCCGGGCCCACCGCCCGCGCCGGCCGGGCCAGGGCCCGAACTCACCGACCGCCAGGTCGAAGTCCTCGCCGACGCCGCCCGCGGCCTCAGCGTGGACGAGATCGCGGCCCGCCTCGGCATTGCCCCCGACACCGTGAAAGGCCACAGGGTCCACGCCCTCACCGCCCTCGGCGCCGACTCCATGGCCCACGGCGTTGCCCTCGCCATCGCCTACGGCCACCTGCCCGCCGACACCGCACTCACCGCCAGGAGCACGCCGTGACCTACCAGCCCCTCACACCCCACGATCCGCACTGCATCGGTATCGACTCGTGCCGGTGCGCGCCCACAACCCAATGCCCGGCCGTCCTGATCGACGGCGACGGCTACGCCCACCGCTGCATCGAGTACCCCGGCCACGGGCCCGACCACGGCTCGGACATCGACTGGGCCTGGACCGACCCGGGCGCCGGCATCACCTACAGCGTGGAGGACCTGTGACCACCGACCACAACACCGGCGCCTACCACTTGGCCGACGAAACCGGCTGTCGCCTCGACATCGACCCGATCGACCCGGACGACCGCCGCGGCGTCTCGATCCTCTCCTGCGGATGCGGCGTGTTCATCCGGCCCGAGCAGGCCGCCGAGACCATCGACGCCATCCGCCGCGGCTGCGGACTCGACGCACCGAGCGACCTGGCCGCGATCGTCGCCGACATCGACGCCGTCCGGGCGTTCGCCGTCGACCCGATCGAGGACGTCGAACACCACACCATCGACGCCCGGCTGGAGCGCATCCTGACCACGCACGGCCCCGCCCTCGTCGCCGAGGTCGAGCAGCTGCGCGCGGATGCCGCCCGGTACGACACGGCGCTGATCGAGGCCGCCCGCGACACCGGCCCGGCCGACCAACTCGTCGCCGAGGTCGAGCGGTTGCGCGCGGAGGTTGCCGTCGAGACCTCCCGCCGGGTCGCCCTCGCCCAGGCCTACGTCGATACGCGGGCCGCCGCCGAGTTGGCCACGCGGGAGGTCGGCGCTCGCGCCGGCGACTGGGCGATGCAGGCACACGCCGCCGAGCAGGCACACGCCAGGTTGCGGAACGTGGTCGCCGAGTGGATCCGTGCCGCCCGCGGTAGCCAGACCCCGCCGCCGTCCCTCGACGTCCTCGCGACCGCCCTGGAACGAGAGGACCAGGTGTCCGCAGCGACCGCCCCGGCGCCGTCCTGACACGCCGCGGGCCCGCGTCGGTGGAGGTTCGACGCGGGCCCGCGGCCCTGGGCGGTCGCGCCGGGGGGTGGCGCGACCTGGTCCTGACCGGATGCGGCCGATGTCAGGGCAGGGACGCTACGCCCGACCTGTCCAAATAGCAGCACCCATGAGCCATTTCGAGACATAACCGAAATCAGCACGACGACCAGGAGCACGACGTGAACACCGACACCGACGCCCCGCCGGCCGACGTCATCGCCGAGCACTGGGCCGACCTGCGCGCCGCCGCCGTCCCCGGCACCCGCCGGCCACGCGCCAGCCACATCGGACGGCACCTCGCGGCGGCCATCGCCGAACGCGACCGGATCGAGCGCCTGGAGCGGTCGACGCTCGGCCGCGGCGCCTCCCCGGCCGCCGCCAACCTGTCCGCCGTCGATGTCCTCCGCACGGTCGAACAGGCCGTGCTGTACGTCGAGGCCGAGACGCGCGCAACGCTCGGCCTCGCCCTGTACAGCCGGCCCGCCGGCAACCCCAACACGGTGCCGGCGGCGTGTGCCGACCTCGGCATCTACCGGGCCTGGCTCGGCCACGCACAGAACCGGTGGATCGACGACACGTTGCGGCCGGTCGCCCGCCAGGTGGTCGCGGTCCTCGGGTTCGGCGACGAACGGCCCCTGCGGCTGCTCCAGCCGTGCCCGTGGTGCGGGTCGGTGCTGATGATGCGGCCCGTGCACCCGCTCGGCCCCCACGTCGAGTGCACCGGCCGCCGGGTCATCTGCCGGGCGCCGTCGAGTACCTGGATCCAGGGGCGGCCGATGTGGCGGTGGGATGACCTGGCCGACCTCGGCCGCGCGCTCGACGCGCCGCCGCGGGCCGCCCGCGAGGAACTGGTGACCGAGGCGGAACTGGCCGGTCGGGCGCCTGGGTTGACCGAGGCCGAGCGTGACCGGCTGCGGGCCGACCTGACGCCCGACGCGGCGTGACCGGTCGTGTCCGGACACCGGGCGTCGGACACGGCGCGGTCGGTGTCCGGACACCCACCCGCCAACCGCGTGGGCGGGTGCGCCAACCGGTCGGCCCGGTCGGCAGATTGGACGCCAGAACCAACCCGTTGATCGGACACCGGCCACGGACAGGCAAGTTGCGCGGACCGGCCACGCGACCTAATCTGATCGAGTTATCCACAGCTTGTGAATCCGGCATGCCCGGAAACACTCCGAAAGCCCCGAGCCGACCGGCCGGGGCTTTCGCAGTTTCCGAGACAGCGAGCCATGCAGGCCAGGACGATGACCGCATGGGACAGTGCAACGCCCGCACATGGCGCAACCAGCGATGCGGCCGGGACGCATTCGGAACCGACAACTGCTGGGAGCACGGTGGCCGCCCAGCCGGCCGCTCAATGGGCCCGACCCGCCGAGACGCGAGGACGGCCCGCCGCCAAGGCTGGGAAGGCAGCCGCCGAAGCGGATGCAGCCTCATCGGACTGATGATCGTTACCCTGCTTCTGGCCTTGGCCCTCTCGTAACCTCGGCCGATCCGTACAACCCTCGGAGTGGCCCGGGAGTCGAACCCAGGGACATCCACACCTGGGGGCACAGTGCAGCGCATCACCCGACACGCCACCACCGCCGCCCTGGCGGCGGCACTCCTGCTCGCCACCGGCTGTAGCAGCGACGGAGACGACGACAAGCGGGCCACCACCGCCGACCCGGGCGGTCGGCTTCCCGCGGGCGCCCCAACGGCACCCCCCGCCAGCCAGGCCGCGGCAGCCACGGACACCGCCCCGCTGGAAGCGGCCGTCCGCACCTACACCGCGAAGATGTTCACCGGCGATGCCGCCAGCGCCTACGCGATCCTGTCCACTCGGTGCCAGGGCAAGACCACCACGACCGAGTACGGCGCGGTAGTTGCCCAGGCGAAGAAGGTCTACGGCGCGTTGACGGTCAAGTCGATCAAGGTCGACGAGATGAACGGCGACCGCGCCCGGGTCACGTACTCCGTGGGCGTCCCCACCCTCGACCGCACCGCCCAGACCTGGACCCGCGAGGCCGGAACCTGGCGCTGGGACGGCTGCTAGCACCGATCGACCGGCGAGGGGGTGACCATGTGCCCCCTCGCATCGACGACACCGTGCGCGCGGCGATCCTCGCCGACATCCAGGCCGGTGAACTCAGCCGGAACGCCATTGCCCGCCGACACGGCGTCAGTTCCTCGACCATCACCCTCATCGCCCGCGAAGCCGGTCACGCGAACGCGTTCGACCGGTCGAAGACCACCCAGGCCACGCGCGCGCGGGAGGTTGACGCCGCGGCGGTCCGAGCCGACCTGACCGCCCGCCGCCTCACCCTGGCCGTCACCCTCCACGATGTCGCCGCACGCGAGATCTCGAAGATGCGCGAGCCCACCACCTATTGGGACTGGGGCGGCAAGGACCACGACTACGACGAGACCACCCGGCCCGAGCCGCACGCCCAGGACCGCCGCGCCATGATGGGCACCGCCGCCCAGGCGATCGACCGCAGCCTCAAGCTCGTTCCGCCGACCGAGGGCACCGCCGACGAGTCGCGCAGCCTGATCGGGGACCTGATGGCGGGCCTCGCCCAGGACTACGCGCAGCGCCACGGCCACCGCCCGCCCGGGGACGAGCATGGCGGGGACTAGCACCCTGTCGCCGAAGCAGCGCGACAGCATCATGGAGGCCAACGCCTTCCAGAACGTCTGGGAAGGGTCGGTCCGGTCCGGCAAGACCATCGCCAGCCTGCTCCGCTGGCTGGACTTCGTTGCGCACCGGCCCGCCGGCGGCGAGCTGGTCATGGTCGGCCGCACTCGGGACAGCCTCGCCCGCAACGTGTTCGGCCCGCTCCAGGACCCGAGCATCGTCGGCGGCCTGGCCCGGGACATCCACTACACCAACGGCGCGCCCATGGCGACGGTCCTCGGGCGACCGGTGCACGCGCTGGGCGCGAACGACGCCCAGGCCGAACCCAAGGTGCGCGGGCTGACGTGCGCTGGTGCGTACTGCGACGAGATCACCACCCTGCCCGAGCTGTTCTACGACCAGCTCAACGCCCGGTGCAGCGTCGAGGGCAGCAAGATCTTCGGCACGACCAACCCGGACAACCCGAACCACTGGACCCGCAAGAAGTACCTGCTCCGACCCCGCGAAACCCGGCTTCGTTCCTGGCACTTCGTCATGGACGACAACCCGGGTCTGTCGCAGGAGTACAAGGACCGGACGAAGGACAGCTACACCGGCCTGTTCTACCAGCGGAACGTCCTCGGCATGTGGGTGCAGTCCGAGGGCGCGATCTACGACGCGTGGAACGAGGACCGGCACGTAGTCGACCAGGTGCCGTACATCCACCGCTGGTTGTGCGTCGGCGTCGACTACGGCACCGTCAACCCGTTCTCCGCGCTCCTGCTCGGCCTGGGCGACGACGACCGCCTGTACGTGGTGTCGGAGTACCGGCACGACTCCCGAGCCGCCCAACGCCAGCTCACCGACGCCCAGTACAGCACCGGCCTGCGAACCTGGCTCGCCAACGTCGAACGGCCGGGCGAGCAGGGCCGGGCCTGCGGCGTCGACCCGGAATGGATCATCGTCGACCCGTCGGCGGCGAGTTTCCGGCAGCAACTGTGGACCGACGGCGTGCCCAACGTGACCAAGGGGCGGAACGAGGTCCGCGACGGCATCCGGACCGTCGCCACCGCCCTGGCCGCCGACATCCTGCGCGTGCACTCCTCCTGCACCGGCCTGATCGAGGAGATGCCCGGCTACGCCTGGAACGACAAGGCATCGGCGGCCGGCCACGACGAACCCATCAAAACCGCCGACCACAGCGTTGACGCACTGCGGTACGCGCTGCACACCACCGCGCACGAGTGGCGCCACCTGATCCCGACCCTGGAGGCGACCCATGCCGCTGCCTGACGCCGGGGTTCCCTGGCCGCCGCCCGCGATGCGCGCCGAGTACGCCGAAATGGCCGTCAACGACGCCTGGTACAGCGGCGACCCCGCCCGGCTGCGCGCCCTCTACCACCACGACCACGGGCGACCGTCCGAGCGGCGCCGCTGGTGGCACTGGTCCGCCCGCCACGACCCCAGCCACGGCCGGCCCGACCACCGCGTACACATCCCCCTCGCCGGCGACATCGCGGGCACCTCGGCCGACCTGTTGTTCGCCGAGCCGCCCTCGTTCACCGTCGACGACACCGCGACCCAGGCCCGGCTCGACGAGATCACCCGCGGCATCGCCCGCCAACTCGCCGAGGCCGCCGAGGTCGGCGCCGCGCTCGGCGGCGTCTACCTGCGGGCGACCTGGGACCTGGAGGTTGCCCGCCGGCCGATCCTCACGGCCGTGCACCCCGACTGCGCGGTACCGGAGATGCGCCTCGGGCACCTGGTCGCGGTCACGTTCTGGCGCGAACTCGCCTGGAACGGGGCCGTGGTGCTGCGGCACCTGGAGCGGCACGAGCCGGGCCGCATCCTGCACGGCCTGTACCAGGGCACCGCCGACAACCTCGGCCGCCCGGTGCCGCTCACCGAGCACCCCGACACGGCGGGCCTGGTCGGCTCCCTCGGCGACGACGGGCAGTCGATCGCCACCGGCATCACCGACCTGACCGCCGTCTACATCCCCAACGTCCGGCCCAACCGCCGCCGCCGCGGCAGCCCGTTCGGCCGCAGCGACCTCCAGGGCCTACACCCCCTGCTCGACGCCCTCGACCACACGTGGACGTCGTGGCAGCGCGACATCCGCCTCGGCGCGGGCCGGCTGATCGTGCCGAACCAGTACCTGACGTCGCGCGGACCCGGCCGCGGCGCGGACTTCGACCAGGACCAGGAGATCTGGGCCGGGATCAACGCGCCGCCCGACGGCGGCGAGACCCTGACCATCAACCAGTTCGCCATCCGGGTCGACGAGCACGAGCGCACGGCCGCCGCCGCGATGAGCCAGGCCGTGCGGCTGGCCGGGTACAGCGTGCAGTCGTTCGGCCTGTCCGGCGACGTCGCGGTGACCGCCACCGAAGTGGCCGCGCGCGAGCGGCGGTCGCTGACGACCAGGGGCAAGAAGTCGGAGTACATGACCGACCCGATCGAGAGCATCGCCCTGGTGCTGCTCCAGCTCGACCGCGCACTCGGGTTCACCCCCGGGTTGGTGGTCGAACGGCCGACGCTGCACTGGCCGGACGGCGTGAGCGAGGACCCGAAGTCGGTCGCCGAGACCCTGTCGTTGCTGGAGCAGGCCGGGGCGATCTCGACCTGGGTCAAGGTCACGCGGCTGCATCCCGACTGGGACGACGCCGACGTCCAGGCCGAGGTCGACCGCATCCGGGCCGAGCGCGGCCTGACCGCGGCCGACCCGACCACGGTCGGCGCCGATGTCCTGCCCGACGGCGAACCGGACGACCTGGGCGACGAGTTCGAGTAGGCCGGGGGTGCGCCGTGCCCGTATCGCCCGCCGTCGCCGAGGGATTGGCCACCGTCCTCGGTGACCTGTACCGGGCGGCCGAGTTCTCCCTGATCCAGGCGATCCGGGCCGCGCTCGTCCGCAACGAGTCGCTGCCGACCTGGGCGGAGGACCGGCTGGCGGCGGTGCGCGACCTCTCGACCGCGCTGTCCCAGGTCCTCGACGCACTCGCGGTCGACGCCGACGGCACCGTGCGCCAGGCCCTGGCCACGGCGTACGACCGCGGCCAGGCCGCCGCCGTCGCCGAGATGGGCGCGGTACCGGCCGCGCAGGCCGCCGTAGCGGCCACCGTGCTGCCGACCGCGCCGGTCGTCGACCGCTTGGCCGCCGCCGTCCTGGACACCACCACGGCCGTGCACTCGTCGATCCTGCGGCAGGCGACGGACGTCTACCGGGAGGTCATTGCCCGGTCGGCGGCGGCGCCCGTGCTGGGCGTCGAGACCCGGCGGGCGGCCACGCAGCAGGCCCTGAACCAGTTCGTCGACCGCGGCGTGGCTCGGTTCGTCGATTCGGCGGGCCGCTCCTGGGGCATGGCGGAGTACGCCGAGATGGCGCTGAGGTCGGCGACCGGGCGGGCCGCGATCGACGCCCACTCGGACCGCCTGGCCGCCGCTGGTCAGCAGGTCGTCATGGTCAGCGAGCAGCCGCTGCACTGCAAACGCTGCGACCCCTGGGCGGGCAAGATCTTGTGGCGGTCGTCCGGAGCGGCTGGCGCGGTGATGCTCCAGCACGCCACGGACGGCGGCTGGGTCAGCGTCACGGTCGCCGGGTCCCTGCCCGACGCCCGCGCCCGCGGCCTGCTGCACCCGAACTGCCGGTGCAGCATCAGCGTGTACCTGCCCGGTGTCTCGACGCCGCCGCGACCGGTCCCGCACCCGGACGGCGCCACCTACGAGGACACCCAGCGCCAGCGGGCAATCGAGCGGCAGATCCGCAAATGGAAGAAGCGCCACGAGGCCGCGTTGGACGAGCCCACGCGCAAGGCCACCGCCGCCCGCATCCGCGCCCACCAGGCCGCGATGCGCGAACACGTCGAACGCACCGGCCTGCGAAGGAAATCGGAGCGCGAACAGCCGATGCGCGGCCACGGCGGTCAGGGCGGCCCGTCGTCTACGCCCACGCCGCGGCCGACCCCGGGGCCCGCACCGGCGCCCGTAACACCGCGCCCGCCGACACCTGCGGCACCGACCGCCGCCCGGTCGGTCCCCAGGCCGACCGGTTCGAACATCCCGCGCCGGGACGTGCGGCGCATGACGCAGGACGATCTGCGGGCCGAGTTCGCACAGCGCGCCGCCCAGCGGTCCAGCGCCACATCGGCCGACGACCTGTCCGGCGCGATGCTGCGCCAGGTCCGGCTGATCAAGGAGATGAAGCGGCGGCGCATGAAGAACATTCCGACCTATCAGGCAGGCAACGCCGCCGAGCAGGCGCTGATCCGCGCCACTGAAAACGACGCCACCCAGGCCCGCATCCGGCGCCTGGATTGACCAGCGCTCCCCAGGAGGACACATGCTCCGTCCGCGTATCTCCCTGCCCCCGGGCCACATCGTCGGCTACCGGGCCGATGGGCGCCCGATCTACCCGATTGCCGGCGGCTCCGGCGAGGGCGACTCCAGCGGTGCGGCCGGCGGATCCGGCGATGGCGGCCAGGGCGGCGACGCCCAGGGCTCGGCGACCGACGCACAGGGTCAGGGTTCGGAAGGGCCCGGCGCGCAGGCGTCGACCAAGCAGGCCGGGGCCGACGCGCCCAAGCCGGCCGAGAAGCCGGCCGATCCGAACACGCCGACCGTGGGCGACCTTCAGGCCAAGCTCGACGCTGCCGAGAAGCGACAGGCCAGCCAGATGGACGCCATCGCTAAGGCGCTCGGCCTCAAAAGCGAGGACCAGGCGCCCAGTCCCGAACAGCTCGCGTCGAAGGTGACCGACCTGGAGGCGACCACCCGCAGCCAGGCCGTCGAACTCGCCGTCCTGAAGCGCGCGGGCGCGCTGGGTGCCCGCGGCGACCGGTTGACCGATTCGAGGGCCTTCCTCGACAAGGTCGGCAAGCTCGACCCGGCCGGCTCGAACTTCGACGCCCAGGTCGACGCCGCGATCTCGGCCGCGCTGAAGGCGGATGCCTCGCTCGCCGTGACCCAGCCGCCGACCCGCTCGGGCGGCGACTTCAACGGCGGCCCCGGCACCAGCGGCAAGCCCAAGAACCTCAACGACGCCGTCGCGGCCCGACTGCGCGGCTGACCCAAGGAGCCCCATGCCCGTCACCCTGGCCGAGGCCAAGAACAACTGTCAGGACGACGTCGACACCGCCGTCATCGACGAGTTCCGCAAGGAATCCGTGATCCTCGACAGCCTCACGTTCGACGACGTCGTCAACCCCGCCGGCGGAGGAGCCACCCTCACCTACGGCTACCGCCGCCTGGTCACCCAGCCCACCGCGGCGTTCCGCGCCCTCAACACCGAGTACGCCCCGGCGAACGTCACCACACAGCGGTACTCGGTCGACCTGGCCGTCCTGGGCGGCTCGTTCGAGGTCGACCGGGTCATCGCGAAGATCGGTGCGGCGGCGAGCGGCGCCGTCACGCTCAACCTGTCGCAGAAGATCAAGGCGACGAACACCAAGTTCCAGGACACCGTCATCAACGGTGACGTCGCGGTCGACGCGAACAGCTTCGACGGCCTCGACAAGGCGCTGACCGGCTCGACGACCGAGTTCCGCGCCACATCCGTCACGGACTGGACCGACTTCGACACGTCCGCCCGCGCCGAACACAAGGCGTTGGATGCGATCGACGAGTGGCTGTCGCTGCTCGACGGGACGCCGTCCATCATCCTGGGCAACGCCAAGGCCCTGGCCCGCGTCCGGGCAGCGGCCCGGCGCGCGGGCATGTACACCAAGGACCCGGTCGCCGACCTGATCGGGCAGAACGGGCGGCCGATCGTCCGCGAGACCTACGGCGGCATCATCTTCGCCGACCCCGGCAACCAGGCCGGCAGCAACAACCCGATCATCCCGATCGAGGCCCGCACCGTCGGCACCGCGCAGACCGGCCTGACCGACCTGTACGCGTACCGCGCCGGCCTCGACGGGTTCCACGGCGTCTCGATCGTCGGCGGCCAGATGGTCGAGACCTGGCTGCCCGACTTCAAGACGGCCAAGGCGGTCAAGATCGGCGAAGTCGAGTTGGGGCCGATCGGCGTCGCCCTGAAGGCCACCCGGGCAGCGACCGTGTTCCGCAACATCAAGGTCCAGTGAGGACGGCATGAGCAGCTACGAGATCAGCGCGCCGGTCAGCGATTTCGCCGGGTCGGTGGCTGGCCTGAACTTCACGGCGGGCCGCGCGGTCGCCGTCGACCTCGGGCCGTCGGCGCTGGCGTACTTCCGGCGGCACGGGTACACCGTCGCGACCGACGACCAGGCGACCGAGCCGGACGGGCCGCCCGCGAAGTCGGCGGCGAAGTCGGCCTGGGTCGAGTTTGCCATGGCGCGCGGCATCGACCGGGCCGAGGCCGAGGGCATGACCCGCGACCAGCTCGCCGAGACCTACGGAGGTACCAACGATGGCCCGAGCTGACCTGAACGTGCAGACACCCGCCCGCACAGGCACGACGCCGACGTTCACCCCGGCGGTCACCGACGGGCACGCGTTCGCGAACAACGGCCGCCGCTACCTGCGGATCAAGAACACCGACGCCAGCGTTAAGACCGTCACGGTCGTGTCGCCGCCGCTGCCCGACGGCCGCGGCGTCGACCCGATCCCGATCACGGTCCCGGCGACCACGGGCGATGTGGTCACCCCGTGTTGGCCCGCGTCCTACAACCAGCCGAGCGGCAAGGTTCACCTCGACTACTCGGCCACGACGGGCGTGTCCGTCGCCGTGATCGAGATCGCCTCCGCGTAGCGGGGTGGGAGGTGACTCGACGTGGCCTATGCAACCACCGCCGACCTGACGGCGGCCTGGCCGACCGATGCGGGCCCGGTGCCGACGGACGCCGCCCGGCTGCTGGAGGACGCGTCCGACCTGCTCGACACCACCGTCCTGCTGTCCGCCGTCTACTGCACCGACGACGCCGGGGCACCGACCGACCCGATCGTGGTCGAGGCCCTGCGCGACGCCGTGTGCGCGCAGGTGCGGTGGTGGGACGAGACCGGCGACGAACTGGGCACCGCCGGCACCGTGCAGTCGGTATCCATCGGGTCGGTGTCGCTGACCCGGGCGGCGACCGCCGGGCCGGGCGGCGGCGGGGGCGACACCCTCGCGCCGCAGGTCGGCCGGATCCTGCGGCGCCCGCGGCTGGCCTACCGGTTGCAGCTCGGCGTGATCGGGGGTGCGCGCTGGTGAGCGCCGTACCGGGCTGGCTGCTGCGGCACCGGGTGCGGATCGAGCCCTACCTGGGGACGTCCGCGTACGGACCGCTGTACGGGCCCGAGACCGAGATTCGCGGGTTCGTCGACGAGGCCGTGCGGGAGGTGCGGTCGCCCACCGGCGAGGTCGTCGTCTCGACGGCCACGCTGATCATCCGGCGGGGCGTCACCTGCCCACCGCGCAGCCGCGTGACCCTGCCGTCCGGCCGCCAGACGCTCGTCATCGGCAACGGCGACCGCAACGGCGGCGGCCTGCCGACGCCCGACCACCAGGAGGTGAGTTGCGAATGACCCGCGCAACGCTGCGGCTGTCGGTCGACCAGGCCGTCAGCGGCATGAAAGAAGCCATAGCCGACGGCCTGTATCTGGGCATGGAGTACGCGCTGAGCGAGTCCCGGAAGGTGGTTCCGCTCGACGAGGCAACGCTGGAGCGGTCCGGCGTCGCCTCGGTCGATCCGGGCACGCTGACCGGCGCGGTCAGCTACTCGACGCCGTACGCCGTCCGCCAACACGAGGACCTGACGGCGCATCACCTGCCCGGCCGGACAGCCAAATACCTCGAAGATCCGTTCGCTGCGGCTGGCGATCAGATCATGGCGCTCGTCGCCGCGAAGGTCAGGCAGGTCACGCGCTAGGAGAGCTCGTCAATGGGCCTTCCCTCACGGATACGCATAGCTGCATCTCGGCCGAGATCCGTGGGGAGCAGGTAACTCACACTCACGGTCCCGTCATTGACTGTTGCCCAGGTCGGTGGGTTCTCATCGAACTCGACCAGGCCATCCGTGACGAGATTGCCAAATGCCCAGATCATCCCCCGCGGAATGGCCACCCTTTCGCGTGTTGGGTCATCGGCCAGCCAGTTGAGTGCCTGAAGCTCCAAGGGGCCGTATCGATCGTTCAACACGCCAAGGTTGATCTTGTACTGCTGCATGGCCAGACGGTCCATGTCCTTCGACAGGTCGTAGCGCGTGTGGCAGGTCGGGCAGAGCGCGATCAGGTTCTCGAACCGATGTTCACGGACCTTTTCCCACGGCACGATGTGCGCGATCTCAACGGGGTGGGCCCGACAAGTCGGAATCGCGCACCGATGGCCAGCTTCCACCAGGACTGATCGTTGCAGCGGGGCGGAAATCTTCGGACGTTCGCTCATCGACACACGCTAAGCGACGCGCACGCCGAGGGAGGTTCCTTTGGATCTGGATCTAATCGACGGCCTGGCGCGCTTGCTCGCCGCCCGCGGCCTGGTCACCTACGACCCAACCGGCGCGAGCGGCGACGTGTTCGCCGAGCACATGCCGGCGGGCCCGGACTCGGTGGTCGTGCTCGCCCTGTACGGCGGGCCCGAACCCGACTCGCGGATCCCGGTCGACGAGCCGTCTCTACAGGTCCGGGTACGCGGCACGGCCGACCCCCGCACCTCGCGCCGCCGTTCCTACGCCATCTACTCGGCCCTGCACGGCCTGACCCGCACCGCTCTGCCGGACGGCACCTGGCTGGTGCTGTGCGTCGCCCAGGCCCCGCCGGCGTCGATGGGCGTGGACGCGAACGGCCAGCACGAACACACGACGAACTACCGCCTGACCGTGGGCGCGCCCACGACACACCGCCCATGAGGAGGCACCCATGAGCCAGCGACCCATCGACGCGAGAGGCTGGGTCTACCAGGTCGAGAGCGTGCCGGACACGTGGCTCGACATCACCCACGTCAACTCGTTCACGTACAACCCCGGCGAGAACGAAGAGACTGCCGAGACGACCTGGTTCGGGTCGGACGGCTACTACGAGGAAGACGTGATGCAGAGGGGGGCGAGCCTGTCCCTGGAGGGTCAGCACGCCACCGACAGCGTCACCGGTGCCCAGGACCCGGGTCAGGCGTACATCGACAACGTTTGGGCGCTGGGCCTCGGTGTCGCCTCCCACAACCGCTTCAGGTTCAGGCACGAGACCCAGACGTCCTGGGTCGTGTGGGATGCCACCATGAGCCCCGGGGAGAAGGGCGGCGGCAACAACGACAAGTCGTCCTGGTCCGTAACTATCCGACGCTCCGGTGCCCCGATGACTATGGTCGTCGCATGAGCGAGCACGTACAGCCTTTGGAGGCCGAGGACTTCGATGCGTGGGTCTCCGAGACCAACGCGAACATCCGGCCCGCGAGCATCAAAATCGGTGGGACGGTACACGTCATGCCGGTTGGCGTTCCGATTGCCTTCACGCTCCAGACCCGGCGCTTGGCCGACCGCGAGGACGTCGGCGCGCTGCGGACCATCCTGGTACCCATCTTCGGCGAACAGGCCCTCGACGCCTGGGAGTCGACGAGTCCATTCGGTACCGAGGCACTGCCGGTTCTGTTGCGCTGGTGTGGCGCGAACATGGCCAAGCCCGGCTCGATGAGCATCGCCGAGGCCGCCGCGTCGGTCGAAGAGGACGACGCGGGAAAAGCCCCGAAGAACAGGGCCGAGAAGCGAGCCGCCGCCAAGAAGACCAAGAGTTCTGGCAAGCGGTCCTGACCCACTGGCGCGTAGTTGAGGCCGATCTCCGACGCGAGTACGGCCTCGATCCGCATGCCGTACGGCGCCTGACCACACGCGAGTTCGGTGTCTGTCTCGGCGGCCTGTCCGGCGACGCCCTGTTCCGCGAGGCATGGCGCCGCACCCCGCGGCGGGTCGTCGACCCGGCGGAGATCGCAGCGATCACCGGCATCCCCAGCACCTGACGCAGCACCACGGGAGGTGACGACCCGTGGCGTTGAACGTGGGCGAACTCGTCGGGTTTGCCAGCCTGGACACGCGCGACCTGGACCGCGGCGCCGGTCACGTCACGGCCGTAATGCAGGGTCTCGCGGGTGACGTGACCCGCACGTCCGAGCAGGCCGGTACGGGCGCCGGGCAGGGCCTGATCGGGCGCCTGGTCGACCAGATTCGGGCGGGCGCCGCCTCGGCAGTGCAGAGCCTGGCGAACGTGCTCGCGCCCGGGTCGACGCAGGCCGGCAACCAGGCTGGCGACGCCACGGCCGCCGCGCTCCAGGCCCAGCTCGACGCCGGCGCCCGCCAGGCCGGGGCGAGTGCAGGCAACGCGCTCGACGCCTCCCTGACCTCCGGCGCTCGGCAGGCCGGCGACCAGGCGGGCAACGCTGGCGGCGACGCGCTCGGCAACAGCCTGGAGGCCGAGGCCGACCAGGCGGGCGACGCCGCGGGCGAGGCAGCGTCGGGCGGGCTGAAGACCAAGCTGGTCGCCGGCGCCGCGGTCGCCGGCGTCGCCGCCGGGGCGGCCCTGTTCAAGGGCATGTCCGAGGCGATGGACCAGGAGAAGGCGAACGACGTGCTCGCCGCCGAGCTGGGCGCATCGCCCGAGATGGCACGCGAGTTCGGCGGCATCGCCGGCCATCTGTTCAGCCGGGCATACGGCGAGAACATCACCGAGGTCAACGACGCGTTGCGCGGCGTGTGGTCCCAGGGCCTGGTCGACGAGGACGCGGCGGGCGCCGACATCGAGCGGGTCACGGCGCGGGCGATGGACGCGACCACGATCCTGCGCGAAGACATCGGCAAGACGACGTCGACCGCCGGTCAGATGATCAAGACCGGCATCGCCAAGAATGCCGAGGAGGCATTCGACATTCTCGTTCGAGGCGCCCAGCAGGGCGTCAACAAGAGCGAGGATTTGCTGGATACCTTCAACGAATACCCCACGCAGTTCCGGAAGTTGGGGCTCGATGCGACAACCGCGATGGGCCTGCTCAGTCAGGGGCTGAAGAACGGCGCGAGGGACAGCGACCTCGTCGCCGACGCGCTCAAGGAATTCTCGATCCGCGCGATCGACGGCAGTAAGGGCGCCTCGGACGCGTACAAGGCCCTCGGCTTGGACGCCGAGGCGATGACGGCAAAGATCGCCCGCGGCGGCCCGGAAGCGTCCGCCGGCCTGCAAACCGTCCTCGACAGGTTGCGGGCCATGAAGGACCCGGTGGAACAGAACGCCGCCGCCGTGGGCCTGTTCGGCACCCAGAGCGAAGACCTGGGCAAGGCGTTGTACGCGCTCGATCCGTCCACAGCCGTGGCCGCCATGGGTGATGTGGCCGGCGCTGCCGACCGGGCGGGCAAGACCTTGCACGACAACGCCAGCACCAAGATCGAGGCGTTCAAGCGCAAGTTGACCCAGGCGTTCGTCGAGACGTTGGGTGACAAGGTGCTGCCGCGCGCCGAGGACTTCGCGCGGGCGATGAAGGACAAGTTCGGGCCGTCCGTGCGTGATGCCGGACGGTGGGTGCGGGACGACCTCATGCCGGTCCTGCGCGACATTGCGGGCTGGCTCAATGACCATGTCGTTCCGGCAGCGGTCACCACAGGGCGCGTGATCAAGGACGACGTCGTACCGGCGCTGAAGGACGCGAAGACCTGGGTCGAGAACAACAAGGAACCGCTGCTCGCCGTCGCTGGCATCATCACGCTGTTCCTCCTGCCCGCGATGGTCGCGGCCGGTGTCGGTGCCACGGTGAGCGCGGCCACGCAGGTGACCGCGTGGGTGCTGACCCGCACGACCGCGACTACATCGGCCATCACTTCGGCTGCTGCCCACTGGACGACGATCGCGGGCTGGGTCGCAGCCGGCGCGGCGGCCACCTGGAACGCGGCGGTCATCGTGGCCGGTTGGGTTCTGATGGGCACTCAGGCGCTGATCCGCGGCGCGCAGATGGCGGCGGCCTGGATTCTGGCGATGGGTCCGATTGCGTGGGTGACGGTGGCGATCATCGCCATCGCCGCGCTGGTCATCTACTACTGGGACGAGATCGTCGCGGGTACGAAGCGGGCCTGGTCGTGGGTGACCGGCAGCGTGGCTGCGGCCTGGCAGTGGATCAAGGACACCGTGGCGTCGGGCGGCCGTTGGGTCTCGGACAAGACATCCGACATGGCATCGGCCGTAACCGGGTTCTTTGGGTCGATGGTGACCGGAGCGCAGGACAAGGGACGCGCGCTGGTCGACTGGCTGCGCGGTCTCCCGGGGGACATGCTGCGGGCGCTCGGCGACCTCGGACGGCTGCTCTGGGATGCCGGCACCAAGGTCATGCAGGGCCTGCTCGACGGCATCAGTTCGAAGGTCAGCGCGGTGAAGAGTCTGCTGTCGAACATCACGGACATGATCCCGTTCTCCAAGGGTCCGCCCGTGAAGGACGCCAAGCTGCTGACTCCGAACGGCAAGCTGATCATGGCCGGACTCATGCGCGGCATCGACTCGCAAACCCCCGCGCTGCGGGCCCAGTTGGCGGGCCTGACCGCGTCGATGCCGTCGATGGCGGCGCCGCCGCCGCGGATCGCCTCGGTCGGCGGCACCACCCCGGTCGCCGCGGACCGCACGGGCCCGATGGTGCAGATCAACGGCGGATGGCACTCGGGCGGCGAATCACCCGATCAGCTCGCCGCCGCGCTGGACTGGCAGATGCGCGGACGGGGGTGACGGAATGGCCGGCGAGTTCGTCACCGGACCGGGACTGATCCAGTTTCGTGACCTGGTCCTCGGCCCGGATCCGCTGCGCTGGCGCGGCCTGGAGGGGTGGCAGGAACTGCCGTCCTCCGACGACGCGTCGGCGCCACGGTCGGGTCAGCACGGGACGTTGCCGGGACCGCTGCTCGCGCAGGCCCGCACGGTCACCCTCGACGTCCTGATGCGCGTGGCCGGCGATCCGGGGGCGGTGGTCGATCGGATCGAGCGCGCCACAGCACTCGTCGACGACGAGACCCCGCTGGTCGTGTGGCTCGATTCGCGCGGGCCCCGAATGGTGTTCGGCCGGGTGGTCCGGTGCCGGATCCCGGTCGACCGCGCGTACCGGATCGGGACCGTGGTCGGCATCCCGATTCAGTGGTCGTGCTCGGACCCGCGCCGGTACGGACTCGCGGAACAGTCTGCCGTCACCGGCCTGCCTCAGGCGGAGGGCGGGTTGACGTTCCCGTTGACGTTCCCGCTCGACTGGGGCACGCCGGCCGTCTCCGGCACCCTCACGGCCGTGAACTCCGGCTACGCGCCGACGAGTCCGATCGTCGAGTTCGTCGGGCCGGTCGACACGCCGGCGATGGTGCGCCTGTCCGACGGTACGCGCCTGGAGTACGACCTGGTGCTGGGCGCGGGCGAAACCCTCACCGTCGACACACGCTCTCAGTCGGTGCGCCTGGCCGGCGCCGACCGGTTGTACACGGCTACCAGCCGCTCCGTGCCGGAGGAGTGGTTTCGCCTCGAACCCGGAGCAACGGACCTGGCGTTCAGGGCCGCGCCCGGTTCGACCGATCCCGCCGCGTCCATGACGGTGCGCTGGCGGTCTGCCTACTGGTGACCTGGAGGTCAGCGTGACTGTACGTGTGAGTTGGCTGTACCCGTCGCCGGCGGGTCCCGCCGGCGGGCAGTCCCGCGAGGACACCCGGCTCAGCCCGATCGGCACGATGTGGCCGACCGGCCCGACGACGACCCGGTCCGGCGTGATCCCCGGCGGGTCGCCGCTGGCGCTGTCCGGGTCCGGCATGACGGCGACGATCGGCCTCGGGCGGGCGGTTGTGCAGGGCACGGCGGCCCAGGGTGCCTATGCCGCCGCCGTGACCGCGCCGCATGCGGTGACCCTGGCCAATGGGCACGCCAGCCTGCCGCGGATCGACGTGATCGCACTGCGCGTGTACGACACGGTGTACGACGCGTCCGGGCAGAGCATCGGTGACGTCGTCGTTGTGAAGGGCACGGAAGCGGCATCGCCGACGGCGCCCGCGATGCCGTCGCCCACGACCATGCCGCTGTACCAGATCACCGTCCCGGCCGGTGCGAGCGCGGGCACGGGCGGTCTGACGTGGGGCGGCGCCACCGACCTACGAGTCTGGACCGTCGCCGCCGGCGGGGTGCTTCCCGACCCGGCCGGGACGGCACCCGGTGGCCACACCGACCAGCTCCGTATCCGCGCGGGCCGCATCGAGCGGTGGACCGGGTCGGCCTGGACCGAACTGGACCTGCCGTCGCTGCTGGCCGCGAGTACCTGGGGTGCCTGGACGGCGTATACGCCGACGTGGACGGCACAAGGGGGGTCAACGGCGCTCGGGACGGGGGGCTCGATCAGCGGCGCGTACTGCCGGACCGGGCGGATGATCACAGCCCGGATCGCGATGAAGATCGGCACGTCCGGATACTCCGGCGGGACCGGGTCGTGGAGGTGGTCCCTGCCCGTGACACCGGTCCTGCCCGCCGGGGCGCTGATGCCGTCCGGGATCGCACATGGTCAGGACGCTGGGGTTGCCAACTACACCGGCGTCGCGGATCTCACGTCGTCCGGTATCGAGATCTCCTCCCACACGGGGATCGCTCCCTGGAACCCCACGTTGCCGTTCACCTGGGGCGTAAACGATCTGGTCGGCATCCAGGTGACCTACGAGGCCACATCGTGACGGCCGCCTATCGCGTGCTTTTCACCGACCTCCGCAGCGACCAGGTCCTGGACGCGATCCCCGTCGATGGCATGTCCTTCGACGACTACATCGGCAAGTCGGGCAGCCTGCGGGCGTCGATCCCGGTCACGTCGGCGGAGATGGCGCGCCGCGTGCAGCTGCTCGTACCGGCCCGCACAGCAGTGTGGGTGTACCGCGGCGGCCAGGTCTGGTGGGGCGGCATCGTGTGGCAGGCCACGCCGACGGTCGGCGACCGCGGCGCGGCGGCCTATTCGATCCAGGCCGCGACGTGGGACAGCTACCTCGACCGGCGCGTCCTGATGACCACGTACGAGACCCCGCCGGGCGGCGTCGACCAGCTGGACATCGCGCGCGAGCTGGTCGCGTACACGGCCGAGCAGCCGGGCGGGGACATCGGCATCACCATCGACTACGGCCAGGTGTCCGGGATCGTTCGGGACCGGACGTACAGCCGGTACGACCAGCCGCGCATCCGGCAACTGCTCGACCAACTCGCGGCCGTGCAGGGTGGGTTCGAATGGCGAATCTCCAGCGAACTCGACGAGTTCGGCGCCCGAGTCAAACGGCTTGTCCTCGGCTATCCGAGGATCACCGCCGGGTCGACCGACGTGGTCCTGGACTACCCGGGGCCGATCCGGGTGTACTCGGATCCGGAGGACGGCGGCGGCCGCGCGACGCACTGGCAGAGCCGCGGCGCGACGACCAACCGCAACCAGGCCGCCGACTCGAACCCCATGCTGACCGACGTCCAGGAGGTCGCCGGCGCGATCGACGCCGGGTGGCCGCGGCTCGACGGCACCAGCGACCACACCACCGTCGAGGACCCGGCGACCCTGCTCGGGCACGCCCAGGCCGACCTCGGCCGGGCCTGGACGCAGACCACGATCCCCGAGATCACCATCACCCCGGGCGACCGCCTGTCGCCGGCGATGCTCGGCGCGACGGTGCGGGTGCGCCGCCGGGACCTGTGGCACCCGGCCGGCGACGACCGCCGGTACCGCGTGGTCGGCATGTCCGTGACCCCACCGACCCGATCAAGCGGCGAGACCGCGAGGTTGTTCCTGGAGGCCGCCTGATGCCCGCGATCCCCACCGATCTGCTCGACCGGATCCGGCGCCTGGAGGACGCCGTTCGTATCCTCGCCGGCCGGGCCAACATCCGGCCGGCGCTCGACGAGATCCTGGCCGGCCGGGTCCGGATCGGCGAGGGCGGCACGCTGTGGGTCGAGGCCCCCAACGGCGAGGTCGTCCTGGCCACCGGGTTGTACGCGGCCGGCAAATACGGCGTGTACGCGGGTAGGTCCGAGGGCAGCGGGGCCGCCCTGGTGATCGGCGGCGAGGACGCCGGCATTCCCCAGATGATCCGGATCTTCCCTCGGCCGGCGGGTCACGGGGCGATCGTGATGGACGACGCGACCGACGACGGCTGGCTGGGCCGGCCGTGGCTCCCGTACCCACTGCCGGCGTCGGTGTTCGCAACCGACTGGCCGTCGACCACGGGCGGTTCGTGGGGCGCGGTGTCCAGGTCGTACGCGCCTCGGCAGCACTCACACATCGTGGTGTTCGGAAGCGCCTACGCCGACACCGGTACGAGCGGGCAGATGCGGCTGGTCATCAACGGCACCCAGTACGGACCCACCGTGACGGCACCGAGCGGGGGTTTCGGGTCGCTGGATTGGCGCGGCCCGCTCGGTGCGGGCGCATGGGGCGATCTGCTGACGATCGAGGTCCAGTGCCAACGCACCGGGGGCGGCGGATCCGTGTACGCCCATCTGTCCGAACTGTACGGAGTGAACTCGTGAGCACCGAGCCCGAGCCCGACATCGATCCTCGGCCGGCCGTCCCTCGTGCCGTCCCGACCGCGCATCCCGACCCCCGCGCCGGCTGCGGCGCGCCGCTCGACCCGCCCGAGGCCCCCTCGGCGTCCGATCCCCCCGACCCGGTGCTGCCGCAACCGGCCGCGACCCCCCAGGAGGCACCCTGATGGCCTGGTATTCCGGCGCCACGAAGCGCGAGCTGCAACCCGAGTCCGATGCCCAACCGGTCATCCGCCCCACGCAGTTGATCCTGCACTCGATCGCCGCGCCGTGGTCCGGTGAGCGGATGTACGAGTACTGGCGCGACTCGACCAACCTCGAATCCCACTTCGGCTGCGCGTACGACGGCGGCCTGTTCCAGTTCGTCGGCACCGAGACCCGCGCCGACGCGAACGCGTCGGCGAACCGGCGGGCCGACGGCACCGGGGCGGTCAGTGTCGAGACCGCGTCCAACCTGGAGCACACCGATCCGTGGACCGACGCCCAGGTCGCGAGCCTGATCCGGCTCGGGGTGTGGATGCACCAGCAGCATGGTGTGCCGCTGCGGATCTGCCGCACCTGGGACGACCCCGGGTTCGGCTACCACCGCTTGTTCGTCCAGTGGTCCGTCGGCGGCACCGCGTGCCCCGGCGACGCCCGGGTGCGGCAGTTCCGCGACCAGATTTTTCCGGGCATCGTCGCGCGCGCGACCGGTGCCACCAACCCCCAGGAGGACGACATGCCCAGTGCTCAGGAGATCGCCGCCGCTGTGTGGGCGTTTACCGTCCCGAACGAGGCGGCCAACGACGCGCCCGTATCGACCGGCACGATCATGGAGTGGCGGGACGAGCAGACGCTGGAGACGTGGCGGCGGATCGACAAGCTCACCGCCGCCGTGACCGAGCTGACCGCCGAGGTCAAGAAGGGACGGGCGTGATGGCCATCTCCGGCGCGAATCGGCGGATGATCCGCACGTCGGTGCAGTGGGTGATCTCGGCCGCCGCTGCGGCGCCGCTGATCGTCGATGCGTCCGGGATTCCGGAGGCGACGCCGGGTGTTGCTGTGGGCCTGGCGGTCGCTGCTGGCCTGACCCGGGTGATGGCCCTGCCGGCGGTCGATCGGCTGCTGCCGTCGTGGCTGCGGGCGGTCGACCCGCGCGCCGACATACGGCCGGCGCTGGACGGGAGGCGCGAGTGACGACGCCCACCGCACTACCCGACCCGGCCGCGTCCGGCTCGGTGTCCGTCGCCCTCGAACTCGCCGAGCTGCGGCGGTCGGTCGACGTCGGCAACGCCACCGTCCAGGGCCAACTCGCCCTGTTGGTGCAGCGGACGGACCAGACCGATCGGCGGATGGAGGATCACGAGTCCAGGCTGGACGCGCTGGAGCGCAACCGCTGGCCTCTGCCCAGCATCGCGGCACTGTGCGGCGTCGCCGGCTTGGCGGTGGCCGCATGGCAGGCCACCGGCCGCTGACCGCGCACGACAACGGCCCGCCCCTCATCTCGGGGGCGGGCCGGCTTCGTCGTGTCCGGCTACCGGTCGGTGTTGTCGCCGCGGACCAGCCGCCGGTAGGCCCTGGCCTCGGCCGCCGCCGAGGTGGCCGGCCCGGCGGTGATCGTGTTGATCAGCGCGGTGCGCATCGTGGCCACGGCGGCGGCCGGTGGCGTGGCGGTGCCCGCCGTCAGAACGATGTCGGCGGCCCGCTCGCGGCTGATGCCGGCGATGCGGGCGAGGGCGGGGACCGGGACACCGGCCGCGTGCGCGGCGGCGATGGCGGCGTGGGTCGCCGGGTGGGCGGTGCCGTGCGCGCGTGCCGCGTCGGCGACCGCGTCGAGGGCCTGGCTGCGGTGGGTGCTCACCGGGTCGACGACCTGGCGGCGGCTGGGACGGGTGACGTCGCGGTGCCGTTGCAGGAGTACGGCGACGGCTCGGACCGTGGTGCGTGTCGTCGCGGCGATCTCGGGCGTCGGCACGTGGTGTTGGTGCGCGTCGATGATGGTGGCGTGCAGGAGCGCGGCGGCGGCGCGCAGGGCGAGCCGGCAGCGGCGGCGCTCGTCGACGGTCTCGGCCGCCGCCAGGTCCCGCGCCATCTCGGCGCGGGTGGCAGCAGCGGCGGCCAGGTGTTCGAGCACGGCCTTGCGCGCGCGGGCCTGGTCGACGGCCGCCGCCCGGGTCAC